CAGGAGCACCGCCACGGCGTCTGTGACGGCGCGGCCGTCAGCCGCTACGGGCGGCATCAGCGAAGGCGTCGGCGCAGCGCGCGGTCCACGCTGCGACCTCGGCGTCGGTGGCGGGTCCCATGTGCGGCATAGGCGGGGAGGTGGCGGTGCCGAACTCGATCAGGTGCCCGAACGACCCCTGCCCGCCCGTCTCCGGGCCGACCTCGACGGCGACCGTGGCTCCGGCCACCTCGACGTCGTAGGTGATCGACGCGGCGTAGCGCGGCAGAGACGTGTGACCACCACGGCCGAGTTGCCCGCCGATGATGCGCTGCGCCTTCTGGGCGACGTTGCGCCCGGTGTCATCCGCCACAGGTCGAAGGCGGACGACCAGGGCGGCTGGGATGCGGTCGAGGTCGGCCGCGAGACGGGCGAGGTCGTCAGTCACGGCTCGATCACCTCCTCGACGCGCAGGCGGCGAGCGGTCGCGTCCGTCTTGGCGAACGGGGCCGACACCGTGTAGACGCGGCCCACAAGGTCAGGGTCACGCTGGGACGCGGTGACCGTCACCGTGTCCCCCGGCCGCACCCCGAGCACGCTCATGGGCACCTGGAGTTCGACCTGCTGCACGACGACCGCCTGGCCGCCGAACTCCGGGGTGGAGACGGACGCCGAGCGGATCTGCACGCGGCACTTCCCGACGTACACCGACGTCGACGAGGAGCCGTAGCCGCCGGTGATCGGGTTGAACGCCCCGGCCGCGCCCGCACGGGTGATCGTGCACGCGTCGACCATCAGCGCCTCGGCCGCGGCGCGGCCGGCCTCGACGAGCGCGGCGACTGTCACAGCGCCTCGAACGGGATCGGCTCACCCGCACGGCCGAGCGACGGGTAGTACGTGTCGAGGTAGGTGGTCGCCGACCCGGGGATGTCGCGGGTCACCCCGATCGACGACAGGCCCGAAGCGGTGCGGAGGGTGGCGAGCATCCGCCGCTCCGCCTTCGTCAGGTAGACCCCGGTGCCCGCGTCGGCGTGGCGCACCGTGTAGTCGTCGATCTGCTCCGACAGCACGCCGAGCGGGTTACGCAGCGCACGCGCCGCGACCGCGCAGCAGACGGTCACGACGATCGACGGCACCGCGGTCAGCAGGCCGTCCACGTCAAGCGGGACGAGGTGGGAGTTCACGGCACCGAGCGGCGCCACCCCGACCGCCCAGGAGTTGTGGGTCTCGGCGGCGATCAGGTTCGAGGCGTCGTCGAGCGCGGCCTGCGCCCGCACCTCGTCGGTGACGTCGTGGCGGGCCTGGAGGTCGCTGATCGAAGCGAGCGAAGCCATCAGCGACCTCCTCGGCCGTCAGTCGGGATCAGGCGTAGGTGAGCTTGACGGCGCGGACCAGCAGGCTGGTGCCGTCCTTGCGGACCGTGCCGGCGGTGATGTCGGTCGTGAAGTTGATCCCTGCGCCGCCGACGGTGTCGGAGACCCGGAACGTCTGCGCGGCCAGGGAGGTCGCGATGACGTAGTACTCGCGGTTCGTGGTCAGGCCGGTGCCGCCGGTCAGGGCGGTGAACACGACCCGGTCGCCGGCGACGAAGTTGTGCGCCGTGGTGGTGTCGACGATGTCGTCGGCGGCGGCCGAGGTGGTGATGGTGATCGACGCGCCAGCGGTGCCGGTGAACGGCTGCCAACGCCCCTGGGCGTCGTAGTAGCCCTGGTCGGGGACGGTCGACGTGCCGATGAACACGTCGGTGAGGAGACGGTCGCGGACGTTGAGGAAGTCGTAATCGCGCAGCGTCCGCAGCGTCAGGCCGTTGAACGACCGGCGGGCACCCCACCCCGCGCCCTCGGGGACCGCGGGCGCGGCGGCGACGAGCGGGAACGCGGTCTTGTGGAACGCGTACGCCTCGGTCGGTGACAGCGCGGGGACGCTGACCACGTCGAAGCCGTAGATGTTGCCGATCACCGCGCGGCGCAGCGCGTCGTCGGAACCGGCCTCGTTGACCTTGACGAACTTGTCCTCGTCGAGGAGCTTGAGTTCCATGTCTGCACCGACCGCAAGCACGCGGCCATCCATCGGCACGTTCGCGAGGTTCAGCGCCTTGCGGGCGTTCAGGATCGCGAGGCCCGGGTCGGTGCCGAACCCGGTGACCACGGTCGCGTAGGTCGCCGCGGCGATCTCGGCGACGAGGGCGTCCTCCATGCCGCGGCCGACCGCGTTCATCGACGGGGAGATGACCTGCCGGCCGAAGTCGACGATGTCGAGCGTTAGCTCCTCGTCGGTCACCCCGATCGCCTTGTAGACGTGGGTGTCGAGGGTCACGTCGACCTTGGTCTCTGACAGGTCGTCGACCGTCAGCTGGGTCGCGGACCGCATCACGCGGGTGCGGGCGGTGGTGTATGCGGGCAGCCGGATCGACACCGTGTCACCGAACGCGCCGGTGAAGTCGAGGATGGCGTCACGCCACACCAGGCGGGGCAGCACGAGCTCGCGCTCGAGCACGCCCAGCATCGTGTCGGCGACCTTCGTCGCCTTGATGAATGCGTTTGCCACGGTGACCTCCTAAGTCAGGTTGGGTCGGACCGCTTCGGCCACCGTGGGCGGGCCTGGCGGGGATCTAGTAGCGCGGGATGAGCGCTGCGAGCTTGCGCGGGTCTGTCTCGTCGGGCTCCGCGCCCGGGTCTGACCCTCCGCGCATCCGCTCGCGCGGCCTGCCGGGGGGCGGGGTGGTGCTGTTGCCGCCGAACGTGGCGACGAGCTCGTCGGCGTCGGCCTCAAGCTCCTCCTCGGTGGCACCGACGAGGCGTGCGGCCTGCTTCTCTGTGAGGCCCTTTCGCAGCGCGACGCGCAGCTTCAGCAGCTCGCCGGCGGTGCTGGCACCGGCCTTCTCGGCGTCTGCCAGCTTCTCGGAGAGCTTCTGCTGCTCGGTCTTGCCGGCCTCTTCGAGCTCCTTGGCCCTCGCGGCCAGGGGTTCGAGCTCCTTGTTGCGGAGCCGGTGCTTCTTCGCGTCGTCGTTGGCCTTCGCCAGCGCCTTGCGGAGCGCGTCGACGTCGTCCGTCGCGGACGGGTCGGGCGTGTCGTCCTCCGGCTTGTCCGCCGGCGGGTCCTTCGGATCGGTCTCGTCGACCATCGCGGCCGTCTTTCTGTGCGCCCAACCCTCACGGTCGGGAGGTCTCGTATGCCCGCCGGAACGCGCGCAGCGCGTCGGTTCCTGACTGGCCCTGCGTGGCTTCGCGCCACAGGTCTCGGAACTCGTCGGAGCGGCCGGGAGGCTTGCTGCCGCGGTAGGACGGCTCCACCCCACAGCCGCAGCGGTCATGCGCGGGGAAGTCCGCGGACATCTCCGAGCGGTACACCGTCCCCCGTGATGCGAGGGCGGCGCAGAACGCGCACGGGTTGCCGTCTGTGACGCGCGCGTAGCCGGTCGCCTGCGGGTCGTTGCTGACCGCGGCGAGGAGCGTGTCGCGGCCACCGTTGGCGACGTGGCGGGCCGCAGCGCCGGCCGACGACGCCGCGGCCGCCCTGATCGCCTCCTGCACCGTCGCGCCCCGGCTCAACGACCGGTGCAGCGTCACCGGGCCGGTGACCCGCAGGGACGTCGCCACCGCCGCGGTCACCTCGCTGACCGGTCTCACCAGCCTCGGGGAGCCGACCTCGGCCACCCGGAACTCACTCGCGTACCTCGCGGCGGCCTCCGCGGACCGCAGCCGCAGCGCCGACAACACCACCAGCGCCGACACCGCCCACGCCTCCGGGGTCGAGGTCATCATCGGCGCCAGCCGAATCATCACCGCGGACATGAGCGCCTGGAGCGCGACCTGCTCGCGGCGGTGAGCCTCCGTCAGGCGTCGGCCGGCGGCGGTGACCGCCACGTCAGTCGTCGTCCATGTCCGCGGCGACCGCGGCGTAGTCGATGGCGCGCGCGTACTCCAGTAGCCCGAGCGTGTCCCAGACGCGCTGGTCAGGACCCGTCGCCATCCACACCGCGCGGTCGCTGTCCGCGCCGATGATCTCGGCGAGGACGACGAACCGGACCAGCACCGCATCAGGCTCGACGCGGGCGACCATCGTGGCGACCGCAGCCTGAGCGGCCAGGGTCAGATCCTCCTCGTCCTGCGTCACGCGGCCGCGACCTGCTGGCGGTTCAGGCCGGCGGCGATCTGCGCCAGCGCGTCGGTCTGCGGACCGAGATCGCGGGCCCGCGCAATGTCCTCCTGCGTGAACCCCGGGATCTTCTCCCACAGGATCTCCGGCGGGAACCCGAGCTGCGCGGCCATCTTGCCGTAGGCGTCGGCGTACTGCGCCAGCGACCGCGACTCCATGTCGCGCCACACAACCTGCGACGACACGTCCTCGGCGCCCTCCGCATCACCCGCGAGCGACGACCCCAGCCGCAACGTCTGTTCATGCGACTCGCCGAACGAATGCTTCAGCTCCTCGACCTGGCGGTCATGGCCCGCCTCGGCGGCGGCCAGCGCCTCCGCGGAGAGGTTCACCATCTGGCCGAGGAGGTGATGCGGCGGTGTCTGCGAGACGGTGGCGATGTGGCGGCCGGCGAGCTCCACCGCCGAGATGAACCCGTCGAGCGGGGTCTCGTCGAGCGTGCCGAACTTCGTGTCCGGATCCTCGGCGGCGAGGAAGCGGTCCTGTGACAGCTTCACCTTACGGGCGCGGACCTGCTCGTCTGTGAGCTCGGCCTGTTGCTCGGCGGTGAGGTCGGGCGCGATCGCCATGCCCGCGACCGTCCGCACTTTCCACGACGCGTAGGTCTGCGTCATCAGCAGGTCGAACACGGTTTGGTCGAGGCGGTCCTGCATCACCATCAGCGGCTCCACCAGCCCGCGCGAGCGGCCTTCGAGGTCGAGGTCGGAGCAGTAACGCACCACCGGGCACACCCCGGCGTCGTGGACGCTCACCCCGCCCACGTCCATGCCGGTGGAGGTCTCGACCACGTCGTAGACCGAGGTGTCGTCATACAGCTTCATCCGCCGGTTCGACCCCGACGACGGGTAGACCCGCAACGCGAAGTCGGGCCAGTCGTCCTCGGCCGGGTCGGAGTACCCGGTCACCATCTGCCGCGGAGACACGCCCCGCATCACCGGCAGCGGGTCACCCGGCAGCACCGTCGCGTAGCAGCAGCCGTAGTTCAGCGCCGCGCGGTGGACCGCGGACTGGCGGCGGTCCCAGCCGTTCGCCTGCCACATCTCCCACGCCACCGTGTCCGACGAGCCGCGCGACCGGTAGCCCTCGACGAACAACGCCTGCGCCTTCACCGTGACCACCAGCGGCAGCATCGGCGTCACCGAACGGGCGACGAGCTTGCGGTACTCCGACCCCGCCTCGCGGGGCTGGTATGGGCCGTCGTGCTTGCCGCGCAGGTACTCGTCGATGCGGTCGAGGCGGTACTGCTCGGCGTCGAAGATCTCGCGCAGCCGCTTCGCCACCCGCACCACCTCGTCGGAGCTCAGTGCCACGCGGTCACCTCCTCACCACACCCGGCCGGACCGCTTCTTGCCCCGTGACGCCCACTCGGGCGACGCGAGGAGCTGCTTACGAACCATCCGCGCGCCGATCACGCACACCGCCGCGTCGATCTTGCGCCCCGACGAACGCGACTCCTTGCCGATCGAGACGCCCCAGCGGTTCGGCCGCCGGCGCGCGTTGACCATGTGGCGGTGGATCGACGGCGAACCGTCGTGGGTGAACTGGCGCCCCTGGATGTCGGTCAGGCACGCCTCCGCGGCGAGCGTGATCT